GGACATCCAGTGGGGCTGGAATCCGGTTGGCGGAGCTGGCAGTACAGATGTAGGTTTGACCCCCAACTACTTGGTCGGAACCACGAGTGTTGGTACAGTAACGGTATCGGTTTCATAGGAGTCCATGCTGGCTAAAGAAGACATGAAAAGTGATGTGGCGCAAGACAAGGCCATGATTAAAAAAGCGTTCAAACAGCACGATGCTCAAGAACACAAAGGCGGCAAGGGCACTATGCTCAAGCTGAAAAAAGGAGGCCCAACCTCCGAAGACCGCATGCGTGTCGGTCGCAACCTTTCTCGCGCAGCCAACCAGAAGACGGGGTAATCATGGCCACCATCAACAACAAACCTGCTTCCGCCTACGCCAAGCCTCACACCATGTTGGGCAAACCGGTGACGGCCGAAGAAAATCCGGGCCAAGGCCCAAACCGCAGCAAGTTGGACACTTTGGACATCAGCGTAGGCACGTACAGCAAATCCGCTGGTGACGAACCCACTAAAGAAGATGGCATCAAAGTTCGTGGAAACGGCTGCGCTACCAAAGGCTTGATGGCAAGGGGCCCAATGGCATGAACTATTCTGAGCTTGTATCGGCGATACAGACCTACACGGAAAACAACTTTCCGACGATTACCCTTGCGGATTCGTCTACGGTCTCGTCTACGGCTCAGATTAACCGGTTCATCCAACAGGCGGAACAACGCATCTACAACTCGGTGCAGTTTCCATCGTTGCGCAAGAATGTGACGGGAACCATTACATCCGGTAACAAGTACCTGTCTTGCCCCGATGACTTCCTGTCTTCGTACTCCTTGGCTATCTTCTCCGGTTCCGGCCCGTACACATTCCTGCTCAACAAGGATGTTAACTTCATGCGTGAGGCATACCCTACGCCGACCGATACAGGAACACCCAAGTACTACGCATTGTTTGGCCCGACAGTCTCAGGCGCAACCATCAGCAATGAGTTGTCATTCATTCTCGGCCCGACACCTGACGCAACCTACTCCGCAGAACTGCATTACTACTATTACCCTGCATCTATCGTGACTGCAACCACGACTTGGCTGGGTGACAACTTTGACACCGTGCTGCTGTACGGCTCGTTGATAGAGGCATACACCTTTATGAAAGGTGAGTCCGACATGATTGGTCTGTATGAGGGCAAGTACAAGGAAGCCCTTGCGTTGGCTAAACGTCTGGGTGACGGTCTGGAGCGCAGCGACGCCTACCGTAGCGGGCAGTACCGCCAAGCGCCTTTACCGCAGAATAGCGGGGTTGCATGAGCATTGTCCAAACCCAGACCACCAGCTTCAAGAAGGAGTTGTATCAGGCCGTCCATAACTTGGCTACTGATACCCTCAAGATTGCCCTATACACTGGCAATGCAGATTTGAATGCGGACACGACTGTATATACAACTGCCAATGAAGTTGTAGCGTCTGGCTATACAGCGGGCGGCAATACGTTGACTGGGGTAGCTATCAGTTCTTCTGGCTCTACGGCCTATGTGAACTGGGCCAACACGTCTTGGACAGCAGCAATCACGGCCCGGTGCGCTTTGATTTACAACGTGACGCAAGGCAACAAATCCATTGCAGTGATTGACTTCGGGGCCGACAAAACCTCGACCACGACCTTTACAATCACCATGCCTGCCAACACTTCCACCACTGCACTTATCAGGAGTTCAAATTGATTGTCACTACAACCAAAGGCGAGATGGATGACTCCTTGCTTGAACACCGTTCTGGTGAGGTGGACAACGACAACGAGTTCACTACATGGACTGAGTACTGGCTGGATGGTGAGTTGGTTCACCGGTCTGCGCATGTAACGCTGAAGAAAATGCCCGGTTTTGTGGGCGCGGAAGCAGCTTCTTTTTAAGGACAACCTAAATGGCAAATACCCAAAGTATGTGCACCTCCTTCATGGGAGAGTTGCTGACTGCTACACACAATTTCGGTGTAGCTCCCATCCGCGCAGCCACCACTGCCGACACGTTTAAAGCGGCGTTGTACCTTGCTTCGGCAACCATCAATGCTTCTACTACGGTGTATACAACCACAGGTGAAGTGACTGGCACAAACTACACGGCTGGTGGCGTGACGGTAACCAACGCTACTGCGCCTACGGCAACCAACAGTTCAGCAACTGCTGGCGTGGCTTATTGGACTCCCTCTGCATCGTTTGTTTACACGACCGTCACGCTTTCCACGGCATTTGATACGGTATTGCTGTACAACTCGACGCAGAGCAACAAGGCAGTTAGTGTGCATACCTTTGGTTCTCAGACCATCACGGCTGGAACCTTCACGCTGACTATGCCTTCCAATACCACGACTACCGCACTGCTGCGCCTGTCTACTACCTAAGCGGGGTAGGCCATGTTCGGTCTCGCACCTCTATCGGGTGCGCCGTTTGGCAGCACGGGCAGTTCGTCGATTACATTAGCCCTAACTGGGGTTGCGTTATCTGGTAATGTTGGGACTGGAACTCCTAGCACGCTGCAAACAAACCCCGGAACATGGGGTTACGCCACTTGGGGCTACAACGCTTGGGGCGGAACAATCGTCCTTACCAGCGTATCTGGTACGGGTAATGTTGGTTCAGTAACCTTTGGCATAGGTTTTACCATCTCCGGCGTTGCTGCGACTGGCAACGTGGGCACTACAACAGTCTCCGGAACCATCGCATTGACAGGGGTAGGTGCATTTGGGGCAGTAGGAACTCAAACACCGTCAAGTACAGTAGCCATAAGTGGGGTAGCCGCATCTGGAAATGTTGGGTCTGTAGTATTTAGTCTAAGCGCAGCCCTTACTAGTGTTGCTGCGACGGGTACTGTAGGAACTACAGGAGTATCTTCTAGCATCACATTGACCGGGGTTGGGGCAACTGGAGCTTCAGGCTCCGTAATCCCATCAAAGTCCGTGGCCCTAGCAGGAGTTTTTGCGGCGGGTAATGTTGGGACAGCAGTTGCAAGTACAAGTAGTGCAGTTACAGGGGATGCTGCTACCGGAAGTGCAGGAACCGTTGGGATTTCTGCCAGCGCTGCATTAACCGGCGTTGTTAGCTCTGGATTGACCGGAGCCCTAACGCCAAACTCAACAGATGCAGAAACTGGGGACGCAGCCACAGGCAACGTAGGAACCGTTGCGTCTGCTTTTAGCACAGCCTTGACCGGTGCAGCAGCAAGCGGAACGGTTGGCACAGTAGCATTTGGTAAGCAAATTGCACTGATTGGGAATGCGGCAAGTGGGTCGGTGGGAAGCGTAGCCCCCGGAAAACAGTTTGGAATAACGGGTATAGAAGCTGTTGGTGAAGTTGGGTCTGTATCCATTTTATTTACCGGAGTAGAGGCCGCTGGCAATGTTGGTTCAGTTGCGTTTTCATACAGCTTTGCCCTTACTGGCGCGGCAGCGGTTGCGAATGTAGGCTCGTTAGGTATCGGAAATAGGTCGGTTGCTTTGACTGGCGTAGCAGCAAACGGCGCAGCCGGTTATGTGATTGCGGTATATTGGAAGCCGATAGATGACAGCCAAACAGCAAACTGGCAGAATATCAGCGATGCACAAACAGCGGCATGGGCCGTAATAGCCAACGCACAAGCATCAAGCTGGGCTACAGTTACCACTGGGCAAACGCCTAGCTGGGGTACAATTGGAACGAACCAGACACCGGGCTGGGTGCTGGTAGATAACGCTACTTAGGAACGTAAATGGCGCTTGTTTTAGCCGACCGGGTTCAAGAGACTACCACTACCACAGGCACAGGTACGGTGACGCTTTTGGGCGCGGTAACAGGCTTTCAGTCTTTTGCAGCTATTGTCAACGCCAATACAACGTACTACACCATTGCAGGACAAACCGGGTCTGAATGGGAGGTTGGTATTGGTACGTATACCGCTTCAGGTACAACCCTTAGTCGCACTACAGTTCTAGGTTCTAGCAACGCGGGCAGTTTGGTCAACTTTTCTGCTGGTACAAAAAACGTATTCTGTAGCTACCCGGCTGGTAAATCAGTCAATAAAGACGCAAGTGGGAATGTTACTGGCTACGCAATTGAAAACTCCACCGTGGGTGCTACGACCCCTTCAACTGGCGCATTTACAACCGTCAACCTGACAGGTACGACAGACCAAGTTTCAAGCGTTGCTGTTACAGCAAATCCAGCTGCACCATCTGCGGGTAATCTAAAGACATTTGCTAAGAGTGTTGCAGGAGGGTATACGGCTCCAACAGTTTTGAACGCAACTAATCCAGCATTTCAATTACAGCCATCTTTGGCTAATAAACGTATAGCGTACCATGCTATTGCAAATGGATTTGCAAATTTTACAAATCTGTTAATAGCTGCACCAGTTTCATCAACTGCAACATTAGCTAATGTCGCATCTACAAGTTTTTATACGAGAGTTGCAAGATTAATTTTTACAAGCGCTGCTACTGCTGGGTCTGTAGCTTATTTTAATGGTAGTAATGCTTGTTCAATATTTACACTGGGAACTGCAACAACACCAGCATATGGCGGGTTTTATTGTACGATTAAGTTTAGTATTTCTGATGCCGTTGCATCTCCTAGGACATTTGTAGGGCTTGCTTCAGGAATTGGTACTCCGACTAATGTTGAGCCATCTACGCTAATAAATAGTATTGGTGTTGGACAGGGTGCAGCAAATACAAATCTGTTTATTTACTATGGTGGAACAGCGGCTCAAACACCTATCAATTTAGGAGCAAGCTTTCCAACAAATACCAATGCTGTTGACTGGTATGAACTCACTTTATTTGCTCCACCTACATCAGATAATACAGTGTACTATCAAGTTCTTAGGATGAATACTGGAGATGTAGCAATTGGAACTTTGACAGGAACTGCTGGAACCGCACTACCATCAAATACACTAACTCTTTCCGCAAGAACATGGCGAAGTAATAATGCGACAGCATCAGCAGTAACTATCGCATCTGGTGGGTTTTATGGCGAAATGGATTATTGATGTACACAGTTAATATTGAACAGGGAACCGTTACGCGGGATGTTGACGGTAAGGTAGTCGCACCTTGTCAATCAGACCAAGACCCAGACTTCCGCGCTTACATTGACTGGGTAGAAGCTGGCAACCAGCCTACAATTATGGAAACTTCTCCAAGCGAGTAAAGGTAAAACATGGCTACTTCGTATACATCACTCTTGGGCTTGGCCCTCCCCGTCACCGGCGAACTGTCTGGTACTTGGGGCGATACGGTCAACAACTCCATCACCTCGTTGCTGGACTCTGCC